GCCCGTTTAATCGTTCTAATAGCGTCGGTTCTGTCGTGGCTGTCGGCCACCATACTGCATGGTTTACACCGGTCGCGGTGTACTTCATGGCATAGTAGGTTCCGGCCTTTGTATATGTCGCATCGTTATGCTGTCGCCAAAGATCCGCGTTTGTATCCTTGCCCCACCCATCCGGCCCTAAATTATCCGCTCCGGTGTTGCCGGGGGTGATTTCGTAGAGGGTGAAGTTCTTGATCTCGATATTCCCCGCCCCGGTCATGTCAGACCGTATAACCGCCGTGTCTGTCGCCGCCTCTGCTTCTAAAACATGGGTAACAGTTGCCCAGCCGGCAGCGGTTGTGAAAGTCGTGTATCCCTCATCGCCGGCTGGGAAACCAATACCATCCCCGACATATATCGACCCGGTTTGACTTGCCAAGGTGCCGTCCTTGACATCCACCGATATTTTATACAGTTTACCAGTAGTTACCGTAACTGCCCTGCTGACGTGTTGTGTGTTTGCCACATAGTCAATCTCATAGTGGTCAGTGTCGAATGCTAGCGTGCAATCGGTCTTCGTCCAATCGGCGGTGTCGTCGTCTGCCATATCATCTTCGACAACGGCACTCCCCACATTATGCGGCCCATCCGAATTGCTCCACGCAAGCCATTGGGTGTTGGTTAGGAGATTTTCTTTTAGGACGCCGTTTGTTTCTGTTATCCCACCGTTAACCTCTAATTCAGTTGTAGGACTCGCAGTCCTGATGCCGACGTTGCCGGTAGTATGCGCTATCGTCATGTAGTCCGTAGTCCCAAGCGCACCCCCAAGACCAATCTTGAAGAAGTCGTCAGTATCATCCCTGCCGATATGCCAGTCGTTAGCGTCAGCGTCGAACAGTATATACGTGTCCTGTGCCGACTGGTCACCGACAATTAAGAACTGATCCATAGCCACACTACCGTCAGCAAGGATGTCCCCACCACCGGCTCCAGCAGCCCATGTCAACACCCCAGAGCCATTGGTCTGAAGGTACTGTCCCACACCACCGTCATTCAGCGGCAAGGTCAGCGTAGTAGCCGCACTCGTAGCTCCAGGCTGGATGGTCAGCACATTGGCATTGGTAGAATTGTCCAGCTTGATCTGCCCTGTAGCAGACGAGGACGTACCAAGATTGAGACTGTTGGTGGCTGTGGCTTCGAGGGTGGTGAACGTACCCGCTGCCGGTGTACCATCGCCGATGGGGCCGGGGCTCGAGAGGTCGACCTCCCGCACCAGGCCGGCGTGTAGAGGCGTAGCGACGAGCCCCAGGCACAGGACTGCCGCGAGCCACAGGTATAGGTATCGTGTCATGGTTCTCATCGCTTAGTCCTCCTTAATCGTCTTGCTCGTAGATGTAGAGCGTGGCCGTCCCGGACGTGAAGTCGCCCGTTTTGACGCCCACTCTGTACTGCTCGCCGGCCGCATCGAACGACCAGGCGCCCTCGGCGTCGAACGTGTCGCCAGTGTCGATCCAGGAGCTCGAGCCGTCAGGCTTTACCTGGAGGCTGATGGTCGCACTGATCGAGCTCGTGTCCTCAACGGCCACGATGCCGACCTTGGCGATCCGGATCGCACTGGTGAACTCGTTCTGTGCCGTGATGTCCTTCGTGGCCAGGTTGCCGGCCACGGTCATGCCGGCAGCCGCCAGCAGCAGCACCAGCACGAGTATGATCGTCTTCTTGCAATACATGGTAGCCTCCTAAGCGTGGGCCTCCAGCTGGAGAGCCTCCTGGATGAGCGTGGCCTTGGGCCGGCCCCTCCATTTCATGTCAACGCCATAGCGCGTCAGCACCGCATCCGCGATCTCCGCGCTCTTCAGGCTGTCGAGCTCGTCAGGTTGCAGATCAGAGAATCGCCGAGTGCCGAGCGGGTCCACATTGCCCGCGCCAGCTACCTCAGAGGGGCTCACAGGGGCGTTCGCGGCCGGCTGGGACTCTGATGCCCTGGCCGGCGCTGCGGCCCTCTCTGCCTCTCTCTCGGCCTCTACCCACATGGCGAACAGCGTGCGCCGGTTGGCATCGTCCGGCGCCTCGATGCTGTGGGTCAGCAGCAGATCCTCGCGGATCTGAGCTGTGGACCTCGGGTCATCGCCCGGGCGCACAATCTCACTCGTGGCGTCACGCTCGATGATGCCGTCGATGGCGAAGTGCTTGCCTGGCGGAGCATCCTCGAAGCCGGCAGTGTCGTTCAGAGACTCGCCGGCGTACCAGTAGCGCCTCAGGTAGTAGCAGTCCCGCACGCAAATCCACTTTCCGTTAGGCATTGTCATCCCTCCTCGATCACTTTGGGTTCAGGGTGATAGGTGACGCTGGGCGTGTACAGGGGCTGATTGTCATTGAACATGATGGCCGTCGGGTCGGCGCGGTCCCATGCGTGCTCGATCCACTTACGCACGATGTGCCCTACCAGCCATGTCGGCTGGAGTGCCGGCCGGCCGATGCTCTCCAGGTCGACAGCCGCGAAGATGGCCTTCTCGATATCCTCGATGCCGTCTTGCCACTGGTACTCGTTCGAGGGGCCCAGCTTGATCTCGAACTCGGTGCAGTAGCGCTTCAGGGTCACAGGGATGTCCGGATTGATCTCGTCCATCGCCTTGCGGACCTGCTCCCAACGGTGCAGCCCGTGCTCCTTGCTCGTGCAGTAGAAGTAGCCGCCGTAGTTCTGCGGCACCCACTCGCGGATCTCGGCTCCGCACTTGCAGAAGTGGCCCTCGCCTATCCGGTCCTTCACGAACTCCTTCTGCCACTGCCAGAGCTTCATCAGCTCGAACAGCGTCCGGGGCTTGGCCACGACCTTCCAGCACGCCAGGCACGGTGAGGGTATGAACCCGACCGTGTCCACGATGCCCTGGTAGACGTTGCAGGGCGTCCCGGGAACCGGATTGACGTACACCCACGGCCGATCCGGATCGTGGAATATCCGGCCTTCACAACTGTAGCGGCCGGTCTGAGGGTCAATGAACCAACCGTCCTTCACCAGCTTGGCGCCGAGGCGGTCGGCTACGTCGAGTGTCACCAGTGACTTGAGCATTGTGTGTCCCTCCATCTCCTCCAAGATTAGGGCAACGGTTAGTTGGCAGCCTTGACCGTCAACGTGAGCGTGTCCGAGGCGGCCACCGTCACCGATTTGGGGATCCAGATTCTGGCGATCAGGCCCTGGGCCTGCGCCGTCTGCACCCGATACTCGTCATACAGGTCAGGCCGCAGCGGGCGCTGGAAGAACTCGTTGTTCTTCTCCTTGACCTTCGCCTCGCCGGCCATGCCTTCTATGTTTGCTGTCCAGGCAGTCATGGTATTTGACCTCCTTCAAAGAATCGCTCCTGGTAGACCTTCGTGATGGAGACGACAATCTCCTTGCTGATCGTGGCGTCCACCGGCACGCCTCGAGGGCAGGGTATGCCCTCCGACACGCCAGTCATCCTGCATACCAAGGGCCGGTGCTCGTACACGCGGCAGCCACGCTCGGTGGCGTGAGGACACAGAAACGTGAAGTCGTCATGCTTGCGCCTCTCGCCCGTGGGCAGCAACAGCCACTCGAACCGCGACCAGGGCACGTGCCCACAGCATTGGGTGCATCCCGGAACACACTTCATGTCCGGGATGCGGTCCCGCAGCTGTCTCAGTATGCTGATCAGATCAGCCACTAATCATGCTTCTCGCTGTCCAGCCCCATCCAGCTGTTGATCGCGCCGGCGGTGCACTTGGCGCCGCTCACCGTGTAGGTCACGCCGACATAGTCATGCGTGGCCCCGAGCACGGTGCCCTCAGGCAGCGTAACCGCCTTGCGGGTGCCGGCAGCGGCCGCAGCGGCCAGGACGATCTGCGCGAGCTCGGTGCCGGACTTGATCGATGACGCGGCAGTGTGAGACATGAGCTTGCAGGTGATGATCGTCGAAGCGTTGATGGTCGTGCTGACGTTGATGTTCCAGGTGAGCCCACTGAGGTCCACGCCCAGCGCGGTGCCCCAAGCGTCCTTGTTGGGAGCAGAGGTGCTCGCGTCCCAAAGGTTACGCACATTGGTGGACTGCGTGACGGCTGCTGAGCTCGCGGCCTGAGCCTGAGCATCAGAGAATTCCAAGCTGGCATCTAAGATAGCCATGATGTTACCTCCATGAAGATGGGTGGTTACGGTTTCAAACCCCGTACGCTTCGCTCAGGGCTTAGCTCAGGGCGGCCTCGGTGATCAGGATCTGATCCACCTGGCGGACGGGCACGCCCTTGAACGTCATCACGGGCCCCGGTGCCAGGCCGTCAACCTTGGTGAAGTTGACGTTGTCCTTGTCCTTCAGCCGGATTTCCATCTGAGTCATCACCGTCTCGTTGACATAGATCCGACGGCCGGCACCCTTGGTCATCCTGTTGAGCAGGGTGATCAGGTTGTCCTCATCGAAGATGTTGGACGTGCCCGTGGACTCGATGTTGGCGATCCTGCCGATGCTCTTGTTGTTCTTGACCGTCAGGCCGGCCTTCCAGGAGAAGTAGTCGACATAGGCGCGGAAGTCGTTGCTGCTGCCATCCGCTACCAGCTGGATCCCCATGTTCTGATGATCCAGCCCCGCCTTGGAGTTGCGCGGGTACAGCATATGCACGGTGTTGGGACCCCAATCGACTACGAAGATGCTGGTCAGGTCCGAGCCTGTCCCACCCTCATTGATGCAGTTGGCAGTAGCGGCGATGGCATCCAGCCGAGGCGCCAGCCCCGTGAACTTCTCCGGATCCGTCGATGTGTTCGCATACAGCATCGCGGCCGCCATCGTCTGCCCCAGCCCCTCCGCAAAGGCCATCGCCTCGTCCGAACGCGCCTGCTGCGGGTTCTTGAACGAGTTGATCACCTCGATGTCGTTCTTGGCGATCGTGTCCAACAGGCCGATCGTGTCACGCACCTGAGTGGTGTCACTCTTCTCGGCCGCGACACCGGCGTTCAGCTTACGCCAGGTGCCAGCGGGCAGAGCGGATCGCCTGGGCGTCGTGTTCGAGAAGACATCATTCGCTTCTCTCCACGGGGCGTCCTGGAGAATCTCGTTCTGCTCCTGGAGGACCTCGGCGATCGTCGCCATGTTGCCATTGGGATCGTGCCGTTTGGCCACCTCGGCCAAGGTCAACCCATTTGCGGTAAGTGTAGCCATGATTTACCTCCATTGTGTCTGTGGAGGGGCTTCCCGGGCGCTACATATCCTCGTACTGGAGCTGCGGCTTGCCCGTCTCATCCCTGGGACGAGTGTCGCCTTCGCCGCCGGTGCCACCTCCGGTTTCAAGTATGTCCTCGGAAATGTTGTCACCGACCCACTTCATCAACTTGAACAGCGGTGCATGGTCGCCGAGCTCGATGCTCTCAAGCAGCTGCTCGCCGCCCGGGATCGCGGCCAAGACCTTATTGGCCCGCTCCAGGGCTGCTTCCCAGCCATCACCGAGCTCCTTCTTGAGCTCGTTCATAACCTCATCCTGGCCCTTGTCGTACTCCTCGGCCAGGCGGGCTGCCCGGGCAAACTCGAACTGCATGATGCCCTGGTACTGCTCGGGAGTGAGCCTCATCCCCAGCGCAGCCTCCTTGAACGCGCCCAAGTCGGCCTCGTCGACGGCCCCCTCTACTTCCTTGGGGATGTCGATCGCATACGCCTCGACGCTGTCAGGTACTGTGGGTTGTGACGCCTTCAGATCGGCGAGATTCTGATTGGCCTCCAAATACTTGGTGGCCAGGCCGTCCAGGTTCTCGATGCCCTTCAGGGCTTCGTTGGCCCGCACGCCCTCATCAGTGATCCCGTCGAGGAAAGATGTCCCGTCACCATTGCCACCAGCACCGGTGTCACCCTGGCCGCCAGCTCCTGTGTCGTCTGCCATCTTGACCTCCTACTGCTTACGGTGTTTGAAGAACTCTACCTGGCGCAGCCGCTCACGAGCCCGCTTCTTGCTCTTGTAGGGGCCGCCCAGGTTCCTGCCCTTGTGACTCACTACTTTCCAGCCCTTAGGGGTCGACACGATCATCCTCTTGCCCCTCCTTGCGCTCGAGCTCCTCACGGCGAACCTTGATCAGAGCCGTGAGCAGCTCCTCGGGCCCGATGATGTCGATGATGTCCTGACCAATCTGTTGCTTGCCGATCAGGGCATACGAGCCCGCGTTGAGCTGGGTGATCTTCCGGAAGACATGCGTCTCGAAGATCAGAAACCAAAGCACCCGCCGGCCATCCGGCGAGTTGCAGAACGTGTTGATGAAATCCGACTTCCACCGAACCAACTGAGCCTTGCGCTCCTCATCCTTCTCTGCCTTGAGCGCGTCCAGGTCGGTCGAGAACAGCGGCTCGTTGCTCTCGTAGAACAGCTCCTCCATCAGCCTCCCATCACCTCAGCGAGCGCGTTGCCTTCTTTCGTGCTCGCTCCACCCAGGTTCTTGGCCGCCTGGCTGGCAGCCTGGGCCTGCTCCAGTGCAGCCATCTGCTGCTCCTGCTGGAGCATCGCGGCCCGGATACCCTCAACCTCATCCTGCGGGCGCACCACCTTGGGCGGCACGCCTATGATCTCGGCGTATTGCGACAGGTACTCATCAAAGTCGGTCTTCGCCAGGCTGTGCGGATCCAGGCCGGCTACGCGCTCGACCTCTGCCAGGTAGGCCTGGAGGCTGAGCCCGTCGTCCCTCTTCTGAGCCTTGGCCAGCACGCTGATGTACTCGACCTTCCAGTTGTGGTTCTGGATGTCCTCAGGCGGCGGAGGGAGCAGACCGCGAGCGAACGCGATGTTGTAGGCCCGCTCTATCACCGGATCGAGCAGGTCCTGGATCTGGCGCTCGATCGTGGGCCCCAGGAGGATCAGCTTCTCCTCCTTCTTCTCCATGATCTCGGTGGCCGTGACGTTGCTCTTGGCCGTGTCGATGATCAGCAGGAACAGATCGGTATAGAAGGATCGCTCGACGCGATGCTCGATCTGCTGGATCTTGCCCTCGAGGGCCTGCCAGTTGATCTGCACCTGGTACAGGGGCTCGATCTTGGCCCCGTCATCGGTGTAGTTGACCGCTCCGGGCAGCAGGTTCAGCACATCCTTGAACTTGGAGGGCACGCCCATCGGCGGATCGACCTCCTTGTGCAGGCCCTTGATGCCGCCCTTCTCCATCTCCTGGAGCATCTTGGTGTTGCCCAGGGCATAGCAGCCCGGGCCGAAGCCGTAGGGCAGATCGCCTACCTTGCGCCAGCGCGGCGCCACAAAGGGCCGCTCAGCGAAGCCGCTCTTGCGGAGGAACTTGTGATCATCACCATTGACCTCGAGCCATACGGACGTGTACGGCATGTTCCTGTTGTCCAGCTTGGTGACGTCCCGGCCGGTGTTGGGCTCGATGCAGTGCAGCACCTCGAAGTACTCGAAGGGATTCTTCCCGGGTTCTGCCGACTCCTTCACCGCGTTGCTCACGTTGTCA